AAAGCGCTGGACGTTGTGACCCGCGAACTCGTTGGTTTCGTCCCCGCTGTGTCCTCGGACATGAGCTACGAGCGCGCCGCAGTCGGCCAGACTGTTCGCTCGCCCGTCGCGCCGGCATCGACCGCCAGCGATATCACCCCGGCCGTGACGCCGCCCAACGATGGCGACCAGACCATCGGCTCGGTCTCCATGACCATCAGCAAGGCGCGTCGTGTTCCGGTGCGCTGGAGCGGCGAGGAAAAGCTTGGCCTCGATAACAACGGCGCCAGCTTCAATGTGATCTTCCGCGATCAGATGGCGCAGGCCATGCGCGCGCTGGTCAACGAAGTGGAGGCCGATATCGCCGGTCTCAACATCTATGCCTCGCGTGCTTATGGCACGGCCGGCACCACGCCGTTTGCGTCCGATCTCGGCGACCCCGCCAATATGCGGAAAATCCTCGCTGATAACGGTGCTCCGATGGGTGATCTCCAGTTGGTGATCGATACTTCGGCCGGCGCGAAGATGCGTACCCTCGCCCAGCTCACCAAGGCCAACGAGGCGGCTGATACCGGCTTGCTGCGTCGTGGTGTGTTGCTTGATGTGCATGGTTTCGCCATCCGCGAATCCGCGCAGGTCAAGACCCCGGCGATCGGCACCGGCTCCGCTTCCCCCGCCATCACCACCAACACGGCGGGTTATGCGGTCGGTGTAACCTCGATCACGCTAGCCTCGGCTGGCACCGGCACCATCGTTGCGGGTGACGTGATCAGCTTCGCGGGCGATACCCACAAGTACCTGGTTGTCACCGGCGACACGGATGTGTCGAACGGCGGCACCATCGTGATTGCGGCGCCGGGTCTGCGCAAGGCTATCCCGGGCTCTGCCACGCAGGTCACGGTTGCCGCGAGTTCGGTTCGCAATATGGCCTTTGCCCGTTCGGCGATTGCCCTGGCGACCCGCGCTCCCGCCCTGCCGCCGCAGGGTGACAGCGCGATCGACCGCACCATCATCACCGATCCGGTGAGTGGCCTGTCGTTCGAGGTTGCGGTGTATCCGCAGTATCGCCAGATCCAGTACGAAGTTTCGCTGGCATGGGGTGTGGCTGCGGTGAAGCCGGAACACATGGCCCTGCTGCTCGGCTAAGGCACATAAGGACTGAGGGGCTACGGCCCCTCGGTTCGCTTTGTATGAAGGACGCGGCATGAACGATGATCTTGAGACGGTACGCATTCGATCCTCGCACCCGTCGCAGGGGGATTATGTCGTGATTAATAAGTCTGATTTCGATCCCGGCAAGCATGTCTTGTTTGAGCAGGTTGAACTTCCTAAGCGCGGCCCCGGTCGTCCGCGAAAGGTTGAGCCATGATCGCGAAATGTCATTTCTGCGGTACGGAACACGAATTCAAGTGCCCGATGGTCAAGGCATATGAATACGGTCCTGACGGGAAACTGTCGCGGATCGAGTTTCTGACCGTCGCTGATTTCCCGGTCGCCAAGACGCATGTAGACCTCCCGATGCATGAGACGCGGCAATGACGTTGACTGTTGAGACTGGCACGGGTGATTTGGCATCGGAAAGCTATGTATCGGTCTCCGATTGTGCAGGCTATGCCAGTAAGCGCGGACTGACATTTCCGTCCAGTCCGGTTGACGCCGCAGAGCAGGCGCTACGCCGCGCAACACAGTGGATCGACGATACCTATCGAACGCGATTTCCGGGGCAGCGTCGGCGCTTTCGGTTGCAGGCGCTTGAATGGCCGCGCGTGGCTGTAGTCGATATGAACGGCTTCCCGATCGAGGATGACGAGATTCCTCAGGAGATTTTCAACGCCACATGCGAGGCGGCCGTCCGTGAGATGGCATCCGCCGGTTCGCTGGCTCCAGATTTGGAGCGGGGCGGCAAAATACAGATGTTGAAGGCTGGTTCGGTTGAAATCCAATACGGCGCGGGCGCAACGGCGACCACGACATTCCAGATTATCGACGGCATTCTTGCATCGCTGATCGGTGCGCCCAATCAATATACAGCGAGCGCGGTGCGCGGGTGACGATCCTCGATAAACTTCCCGCCGCAGTCAATTCAGCATTCAAGGGCATCTTCTATGATGCGGTGATGACCGTCGATGTGGTGCCGAGCAGTCCGGCATACGATCCGGCAGACCCGCCCGCGCCGGTCCCGGTGAATTACAGCGCGAAAGCCTACGTTGAAAAATACAGTGCCTATTATCGGGCAAACTCTCTCGTCTCAGCATCCGACCGCAAGGTGATGGTGTTGGCGCAATCCTTGAGCATCGAGCCCGTCATCGGCGCGCGCATCACGGTCAACAATATCACATTCACGATCATGGCCTATGACGACAGCGGGTCTAACCGCTCGGTATGGGAAATCCAGGGACGTTTAGGCTGATGGGTGATGTTATCAACCTTAGTGTTGAAACTTCGCTGGATATTCCAGTCGATCGCATCTTAAGCGCCGCCCTCGAAGCCGATCTGGAAACCTCCGTGGTCATTGGCTGGGATCAAGACGGCAATATGTATTTCGCGTCGTCATCTGGATATGGGCCGGATGTACTTTGGCTGCTGGAGAAGGCCAAGGCCAGTCTGTTAGCGGCGGATGAGTGATGGCTGGCGAGAATAGCTGGGGATCATTACTGGAATCATGGTGGGCGAAGCTCAAAGCCGCCTTCATGAATTCGGTTCGGACGATTATCGACTTTGCCCAGATCGGGCGCATCGCGGAACGGCTGGAGCGTGGCGATGTTGAGGGTGCCATCAAGGAAGTTGGGCTCGATCCGGTTTCGTTTCGTGAATTGGACAAGACCATTGCGGAAGCTTTCGAGGATGGCGGCAAGTTCACCATTCAGCGCATCCCGGCACTTGCGCAGCCAGACGGCCATAAGGTGAACGTGCAGTTCAATATCCGCAACCCGAGCGCGGAAGCGTGGTTGAAGGATCATTCGTCAAAGTTGGTCACTGAGATCCTTGACGACCAGCGCAACATGATCCGCGAGACGTTACAGGCAGCCATGAAAGCCGGGCAAAACCCGCGCGAGGCTGCGTTAGATTTGGTGGGTCGGGTTGGCGCTAACGGTGTGCGGTCAGGTGGGTCTATCGGGCTCACCAGCACGCAAGAGGGCTGGGTGCGGGCATACGAAGCCGAATTACGATCAGCCAATCCAAAGGCTGCGCTGGCCCGTGCGTTGCGTGATGCGAGGTTTGATGGTTCGGTCATCAAGGCTGCGGACAACGGCAAGCCGCTTGCGGAAGCCTCCATCCAAAAGATGGTGACGACTTACCGCAATCGGGCCTTGCGCTACCGAGCGGAAAACATCGCTAGAACTGAGGCGCTCGCGTCCCTGCATCAGGCGCAGCACGAAGCCACGCAACAGGCTATTGCCAAGGGGCTTGATCCGAACACGATCACGATGACATGGCGCACCGCAGGCGACAAGCGGGTGAGGCATACTCATCAGGGTATGAATGGGCAGCAGGTCAAGTTCGGTCAGAAGTTCGTCAGCCCGTCCGGGGCGCGGCTCGCATTTCCTGGTGACACTTCTGCCCCGCCATCGGAAACAATAAATTGCCGCTGCATCGTTGAGCAGAAAATCGATTTCCTCAAAGGCATCAAGTAAGTGGCCGCGACCAGCGTCAGCTTCAGTGCTGCAGTTGATAACTGGGTGAAACAGACCAACGAGCGCATGACGGCGATCTTCAAGTCGTCAACGCAGGAAGTCAGTTCAAGGGTGACGGGATATCTCAGCGGCCAATTGGTCAACGTGCAGACCGGCTTTCTTCGCGCCAGTCAGCAGGCCTCCACGGAATCCATGCCGCCGATCGATCCAACGGCAGAACCGAAACCGGGTGCAAAATACGCTGGCGACTTCGGGCAGATATCGCTGGTCATCGCGGGCGCTGAATTGGGCCAAACCATCTATCTGGGATGGACGGCAAAATACGGTCCATATTTGGAGTATGGCACCGCAAGCATTGCGCCGCGTGGTTTCGTCAGGCTGGCCGCCGCTCAATGGCAGGACATCGTTCGCGTACAGACAGTGCGGGCTAAGAACGTGGCTCTCGACGGGTTTGCTGTTCTGTCGGAATAACGCCTTCAACGTGATCTGAATTCGTTTCCATCGCTTTCACCAAGCCCCATTGAAGCAACGTCAACGCTTTGCGCGCTGCTCGCAGGGCTGTGTTTCCACGCGCCGTTTCGCATTGACCGACGCCAAGCGCCTCAACGGCTGCATGGAGGCGGTCGTGTGCCTCGTTATCGCTTAAAGGTTTGGAATCTGGCAAATGACCGAACCCGTTGAAGTGGCAATCGAAAGCGCGCTGCTCAGTAAAGCACAAGCCTTTGCCGCTGCGCAATCGCCACCCCTGCTAATTTCGCTGCCAAATATAGCGTTCACCCCGCCTGCCGTCAGCACCTCAGCCAAGTATTTGCGGGCCTCTTTCATGCCGGCGCCGTCCATTGCGCTCGGCATCAGCAACACCTCGAATAATCAGCACTACGGCTTCATGCAGCTCGACGTGTTCTACGGGCAGGGTGCGGGGGAATACGCGCCGGGCCGCATTGCATCAGCGATCATCGCCTATTTCCCGCGCGGTTTGAAGCTCGTCAAGGACGGCACCACCACGCAAATCATCAAGCAAGCCTATCGCGGCTCAATGCTCAAGGACGACCCGTGGATGATGATTCCCGTCACCATCCCGTATGTGTGTTTCGCAACCCCGGCCTAATGGCCATCAGACTGGAGAACTAACATGACTGCAAGCGTCGGGCCGGTTTCAGGCACCAAACTATTCATCACTGATCCGGGTACGCCGGTTGCGTCGCCTGATCCGTGGGTGGAAATCAAGGACATCTCGAACCTTGGCGACATCTCGCAGAACTTCGCGGCTATCACCGTGTCATCGATCGGCGATGGCGACGACTACGAACTCAAGGGCCAGCGCACCTATCCGAATTTTGCTCTTCAATTGAACCGCAACGACTCTGACCCCGGCCAGATCGCCCTCAAGGCGGCGTCAGCGGCCACGCGCGGCAGTCTCTACAACTTCAAGATCGAAGAGACTGACGGCGGAACCGTCGTCTGGAAGGGCGAAGTGTTCGGCTATGGTCCGTCCTATGGCGGCTCCGGTGCGCTGCGGTCGGTCAAGACCTCGGTTTCGATCCGGCCCTCAACCGTCGTCATCACGTTGAGCGCATAATATGGCGGTCGGCGAAGTCGAGATCCTGCTCAACGGCAAGCCCGAGACGTTGCGATCGTCACTGGACGCGGCGAAGCGGGTCAATGCCTTGGGCGGGTTCATGAACGTCCACGCCAAATTGCAAGCCTATGACTTTGACTTCTTCGTCATGGTCATTGCGGCCGGGCTCGGCAAGAAGGCGTCGGACGTTGAGGTGTCGGTCTACAAGACTGGCCTGCCAAAGCTGCTTGGCGATGTGTCCACCTTCGTCAACTACCTCGCGAATGGTGGCAAACCGTTTACCCAATCTGGGGAAGCGGAGCCGGGGGAAGAGTAAGCCACGCAGATTATTTTGCGTGGCTTGAGCAGATCGGCGCCGGTTGGCTCGGCTGGTCGGAAGAACAAACACTCGCGACATCGATGCACTACATCGAAACCGCCTATCACGGGCGGCTGCGAATGTTTGAAGCAATGCGCGGCGGCTACGGCGGCCCGCAAGTAACGGAAGTGCGGCGCGGCCCTAGTGCGCTGTTCGCATCATTCGTGAATATCGCGAAAGACCAGGCAAAGAGGGGCAAGCATGGCTGACGACGTTGCCTCTTTAGGGCTTTCGGTAGACTCGTCGAAGGTAAAAACCGCGACGAGCGACCTCGACAAATTCACCGAGGCCAGCAAGAAAGCCGAAAAAGCCGCCGACGATCTTGGCAAGGCGGGTGGTAGCGCCGCTGACATGAGCAAAAAGCTCGGGGATTCGGCCAAGGCCGGACAAGGGCTGGCGGATAGTCTGGGCGCTACGCGGGCTACAGCCTTAGCGATGGCGGAAGCCCTAGGAGCCGCCACGGTTGGCGCGTTGGCATTCGGTGCTGGCGCGTTGTTTGTCTCCGAGAAATGGGGAGCGGGTCAGCGCGAGATCGAACGGGCCTTGATCGGGATCGGTCAGCGCACCGGGGAAACGCTGCAAAGCATCAGCAAGTTCACCAGCGACAACACTTCGCTGACCGGGCTGTCCGTGACGCAGGCGCGGCAGGCTGCACTTGAGTTGACCAAAACCGGGAATATCGCGGTTTCCAGCCTGACCGGCGTTGGCGATGCCATCCATGGTTTTGCGGTCTTGACCGGAACCGATGCGACGAAAGCGACCAAGGAATTCACGGGCGCGTTGAGCGGCGATCTGGTCAAGGGCGCGGAGAAGCTCAACCAGACCTACGGGACCATGAATTCCGCGACGATGGAATTGATCCGCACGCTGGAATCGCAGGGCAATCGCACCGCCGCCGTGCAGGTCATCATCGATTCCATCGGCGGCTCCAACAAGAAAGCCGCGGACAGCGTTTCGTTTCTCAGCAAGGCTTACGATGCGCTTGGCAACGTCATGGATCGCGTCATGCATGGTCCGGCTACGCCCGCGTCGGGAGATGATGGGATCGCCGGGCGTCAATTGGCCGCGCTGCAAAAGCAACGCGAGGGGCTGATGGCCCTTCCGAATTCGACCGGCGGCACGACGATTCTGGACGATATCAACCGACAGATCGACGCGCTTCAAAAGAAGATGAATGCGTTCAGCACGGATGCGGTCGCCAAGCAATTGAACGGCCTTTCGATGGCCGGCGATGCCGTTATCCACTCGATCATCCCGCAAATCGATCAGATCCATAAACTGGAAGATGCGCTTAAAGCTGTTCAGGACGCACAGAATACGCCCGGCGTTGTTCGGAAGCTCGGGCAGGATGACGCGGCAACCCGCGCCATTCAGGTGCAGCTTAATCTCCTGAAAGATCAGACCGCAGAATCCGACAAACACAACGCCAAGGTCTTAGAGATCGCCGGCAGTTATCAGGGCGTCTCGACGCAGACGGCGCTTGTCCTCGAAAACCAGCGCCACCAGCTAGACGTTGCATCCGCCGTTACGGGCGAGGAGCGGCTGGCCGCACAAGAGGCATCCACAAGGGCCGATCTTGAATTGCGCGGTGTAGACGCCACTGAGGCGGCCGCCATTGCAGCAGGGCAGCGCGAGATTGCCGAAGCTCAGATCACGGCTCGCGTCCAATCGCAACTGCTTGGGATGCGGGATCAACTCGCTGTCGCTCAGGCCGTGACTGGTGCCGAGCGGATGCGGGCCGAAGCGTCTGCAACGTATAACGCCTTAACCCGTGCGGGCGTGGACAGCATGACGGCAGGCGCCGCCGCCGCCGAGCAGCAGGCGATTGCTGAGGCGCAAGTCCACAGTAATATGCTCAATCAGGTTTCGACCCTCAGCCAGCAGACTGATTTAATCCGCGCCCGCGCCAATGGCTCCGAAGCAGCGGTCGCCGCCGCGCAAGCCTACACCAACGCCATCAAGGCGGGCGCAACGGAAACGGACGCGGCTGCGGTCAGCGCCGCTGTTCTTGCGAATAATGTCGCCAAGGCGGAAGGCTCCGCGCGTTCATTTAGCACTTCGATGAAGGGCGGCGGCGGCTTTACCAACGGACCCACCAGCCCATCTCAGTCGGCTACTTCGGATGGTCTATTGACCGCAAATGCCAAGACACTGCTGGACCAGAGCTATGGTTCCGGCGGGTACACGACATTCCTGAGTTCGGGCGGCGCCAATCTCGGTCCCGGCTCCAAAATTGGCGTATTCGCAAACCCAACCGATCAGGGCCGCAATTTCCAGTACGGCCGGCAGCTTATCGCCGCCGCTGAACAGTCCATGGATGCCGTTACCCGAGCCAAGTTTGAGGCCGGGTCATTCAAGCTTCCCGCGTCTGACGCGCAGAGCCTCGCTAATTCGTTTCTGTCTGCCGGCAACAACGCAACCGATATTCAAGCGCAGAAAGCCGCCGACGCTTTCGTCAGTCAGTACGGCGATAGTTCATCTGGATCGTCTACTGCAACTTCCGGCTTGTCGCCACTCTACCTGTCCTCGTCGGGATCGACCAATCTCGGTTTCCGGGCGGCGGAAGGCATGGACTACACCGTTCCTGGCTCGGGTCCAGTCGATAGCGTGAAGGTGTCCGGCATGGTTTCGCCGGGTGAGCGCATGATCATGATTCCGCCGGGTGGTGCAGCGCCGAAGGATATGCAGGGCGGAAACACTCGCTCCACTCCCTCGATCCAGCAGACCATCAACATCAGCGCACCGTCGCTGCAGGGTGCGTCTGACACCATGTCACAGCTTGCAGCGCGGGCGTCCCGCGCGGCTTACGCGGCTTCGAGGCATCGATGACACTCAACGTCGATGCAACGCGCCTGCCGGATCACGTAGAGCGCGGCGCCAAGGGCGGGCCTAAGTTCGATACAACGGTGCTATCCGCCGTCAACGGGGTTGAACAGCGCAACATCAACCGCACACAGTCACGCGGTGAATGGACAATTGGCTACGGGCTTCGCATGGCGAGTGACTGGAAGCCCATCCTTGCCTTGCACTATGCGCAACGCGGGCGCGCCTACGGCTTCACGTTCAAGGATTTCACGGACTATTACGTCACGGACGGTTCGATCGGGACGGGCGACGGCAGCGCGACCACGTTCCAGCTTATCAAGGTCTACGACGCGGGTGTCCGTCAATATACCCGCACCATCCTTCTGCCGGATACCGACACGCTTGTCGTTAACATCAATGGCACGCCAACCACGGCATTTACCGTTGCGGATGGGTTGCTGACATTCACCAGCGCACCCGCAAATGGCGCAGTCATCACGGCCTCGTTCGACTTCTTCGTGCCAGTCCGCTTTGCTGACGATCATATCGAAATCAGCATCGAAATGGCTACCGACGATACCGAGCTGGCGGCAATTCCGGCCGTGGCCCTGATTGAAATTCTTCCGAGTTCGCCATGAGGCTGTTTAGCTTCCCGCTGGACAGCGATGTTCTTGGTCTCGGCTATCTCATCACGATCACGCTCACGAATGGCACGGTGCAGCGCTTCACGACCGCGCAAGAAGATATCACCATCGGCGATCTGCAATGGAAGGCCGAACCGGGCGTTCAAATCAGCAAGATCGAATTCCCCAGCGACGGCTCTGTGGCCAACGCTGAAATCAATATCGCATGCCGCTCCGGTGGGCTGATCTCCGCGCTCGACGTGAAGCGCGGCAAATACAACGGCGCGTCCATCCTCATTCACCTCGCGTCAACGCTCTAACCCTCACATCATCGGAGAATACCATGGCAGTCCAGTGGTCAACCACTGTTCGTAACGCTTTGCTTGACCAATGGGAAACTACCATTGGCACGTCCGCCGTTTTGCGGATGTATACAGGCTCGGCACCGTCGAACTGCGCAGCATCGGCAACTGGCAGCAAGATCGCTGAATTCTCGCTCGCATCAGATTGGGCTTCTTCCGCGTCGTCCGGCACCAAGGCGTTGAGTAGCACGCCGCTTGCTTCGACCGGCCTGACGCCGGGCGGCACGCTCGGTTATTACCGCATTTACGATAGTGCCGGCACAACTTGTCATGAACAGGGCACCATCACCGTAACGGGCGGCGGCGGCGACATGACGGTGGACAATACCTCACTGTCAACGGGGCAGACCATCAACGTCACGGGCTTCACCAAGACGGCGCCGGGAGCCTGACAAGTGACCGCCTATTACGTCCGATCAGGCGCGTCAGGTTCGGCCAACGGCACAAGTTGGACCAACGCTTACACGACGATGGCGGTTGCGCTGTCGGGCAAGGCTGCTGGAGATATCTTCTATGTGTCGGAGGACCATTCGGAAAGCACGGCGTCAACCGTCACGCTGACATTTCAAGGGACGCCATCGAATCCAAGTCTGGTCTATTGCGTTGACCACGCCGGAACTGTGCCGCCGGTTTCCGCTGACTTGCGCACAACCGGCGCTGTTGCCGTAACGGGAAACAACACACTAGCCGTCAACGGGTCGGCATATTTCTATGGCGTCCAGTGGAAAACGGGCGGGGGCTCCAGCATCGGGACACTCACGTTCGGCTCTGGCAATGGCAACACACAAACGCATGAGAGTTGCACGTTTGCATTAAACGGCACGCTGGGCGGCAACTTTGCGCCTGGGGGCGCGGCGCAGGGTTCCAAGGCCACGCTCATAAACTGCACGGTCACATTTGCGTCGTCAAGCAGCTCATGGGTGCTAAGGGCTGACCTTAAAATGATTGGCGGCTCTGTCGCGCTTACTGGAACTGTGCCAACCACGCTGTTCAGTTTCGGATCGGGGGGGTGCTGGTCAGTCGTTGAGTTCAGTGGCGTTGACTTCTCGGGGCTTGGATCTGGCAAAACACTATTTGGCACATCGCCAACCTTTTCAGGATACGGCCAATTACGCGACTGCAAGGTAGGCGCATCCGTCACCGTCGCGTCAACTCCCACTTATCCAGCAAGCCCGATCGCCGACCTTATCAATTGCGACTCTGGCGCGACCAACTATCGCAATGAGCGGTATCGTTACTCAGGAACGCAGACGACGGAAACCACGATCGTCCGCAGTGGAGGCGCGTCGGACGGCACAACTCCCGTGGCGCACACGATTGTCACGACGGCGAATGCAACGAAACAATTCCCATTCGAGAGTTTTCCGCTCGCAATCTGGAACGACACCGTTGGCTCGTCTGTCACCGTTACGGTCTACGGTATCTGGGGCGGCGGCGCGGTGCCGAACAATGACGATATCTGGATCGAGGCGGAATATCTCGGATCATCCAGCAGCCCGCTCGGATCATTTGTCAGTAACGGCAAGGCCGATGGGCTGGCGTCGAATGCGGCTCTGTCGTCGGATTCGTCAACGTGGGGAGGTTCAACCACGGCGTTCAAGATGAGCGTCACTTTCACGCCGCAACAGAAAGGCTTGGTCTACATCACCGTGAAGGCGGCTAAGGCGTCGTCCACGTTCTATATCGATCCAAAGATCGAATTGAGCTAATGGCGCGGCAATATGGCATCGGCGGTCTATTCTCGGTTTTCATCAATGAAAGCCGTGGAGATTCGGAATCTGTTGGCGGTGCCTATCTCACTGAAACCAGCAGCGCCGCGACCATCAGCGCGGTTGCCTCTCAGCCAATTGCGGATTTCACACAAGCCGCCGTTGCCACGGTTGATCTTGTCGGGTCGGCAAGCCAGACGGTCCCTGATTTTATTCAGGTGTTCACTGGCACGACGCCGCTCGGCGTTTCCGCCATCGCCGCGCAAACGGTTGATGCGTTCACCAATTCCGCGACACTTGAATTTGTCGTTACGTCTGACACGCCGCAGGGCCTCGAAGATTTTGCGCAGGCCGCGACCGGATCGATTGTTGTCGATGCCGCAGCGGTCCAAACGATACCCGATTTCACGCAGGTATTCACCGGCTTTCCGGTCACCCCGCTCGACATCGTTGCAAGCCAAACAGTCCCAAGTTTCACCAATGCTGCGATTGGGACCATTCTCGTCAAGGCCGCATCGACCAAGGCGATACCGGCGTTCACCCAAGTCGCAACCGCTCATCCGGTCCAGCCGACATCAGTAAGCGCCACTCAAACCTTCGACGCGTTCACCCAATCGGCGACCCTCCATCGTGGCGACCAGACGCCGGGGCTGGTTTTCCGTGGTGCGATCGGTAACGTCTCGATTAATCGTCGGGGACTCGCGACTTTTGAGGCTAGATCCTCCCTCACGCTGGGGCGCGGGTTCATTTCGGAGCGATTTGGCCCGACATGCCGCGCCGACCTGTATGACGGGCGCTGCAAGGTGAGTGCGGATGCGTTCAAGGCCACGGCTATGGTCGATACGGTCAGCGGGCAATTTGCGTTCACCGTCACGGCATCGCCGGACGCTCGCGCGGTCGACGGCTGGTACGACATGGGGCAGGGCGTCATCGAGTCCGGAGATAATGCGGGCTCACCGTTCGCCATCAAGACGTGGACGGCCTCCAGTCTCACAGTCGAGACCATGGAGCCGGTCGATATTCTGGTTTCGGCGGGTGACACGCTGACGCTGTATCCGGGCTGCGACAAGTCGAGCGCGATGTGCATCAATCGTTTTGCCAACATCATCAATTATCGTGGAGAAGAATTCGCAGCGGGTCGTGACCTCCAGTTGACGCAGAGCGGCTGATATGGTGTTCATTCCAGCGGGCGGCTTTTCATCGTTCGGAGGCTTTAACAATTTCGGCGGCTTTCAGGTGCCCGTCGATACCAGTTGGGCTGCATCGCAAAGTAGCGCCAGCCAGATTTCCAATCTCGATTTTACGGCCGACACTTACGGCAAGACGATCCCGTTTACGATGGGTAATGTCCGTCTTGCTGGCACGTTGATCTGGGGCATCCCTCCGGTAGGTGGCAAGTCCAGTTTCGCAGTGTCGTTCGGCTATCGGATGGATTCGGCAAGGCCGGCCCCGACCGTTAATCGTCTGTGGGCTAATGGCAATTTGATTTATGACGGGACAGCGGGCACGGCGTTGGCCGGTCTGGTCACGCAATTCTATCCCGGCTCTGAAACACAAGGCATCGATCCGGTCATTGAAGCTGATCGCGGCGCGTCGACTCCGGCTTATCGCGGCCAGATGTATCTCGTTTTCAATCAACTCGACCTGTCACCGTTCAACGGGCAAATCCCGCTGATATCTGCGGAGCTGCTGGATAATCCGGGCGGGCGCATCTCAGTCCGCGACGTAATCCTGGCTGTTGCTGCACAAAGCGGATATGCCTCGGGCGATGTGTTCGTTTCGAACGTCCCTGAATTCCCGGATCAGTGCGACGGCTGCATTCTGACTGCCGATGCCACGTTTCAGGATTTCATCACGACTTTGGCGGGGCCGTACAATCTATCGATCATCAACGGCGACCAGATCAGGATTATCCGCCGCCCCACGACAACGGTTGACCATACCTTTACCGACGATGAGTTGGTGACGATCAATCCCGACGATGATGTAATCAAGTTCGCTCTGCAGGAAGTCACCGAAGTCCCGTACCAGGTTGAAGTCCAGTACATCAACGCCGCTACGGATTATCAGACCAATTCGCAATACGCGCGGCAACCGCTGTTCCCGGTGGAGTCGACTACCTCGCGCAGCGTGCAATCGATCAGCATGCCGCTCGTCATTACCAGTTCGGAAGCGCTCAATCTCGCCTATAGCGTGGTCTACCGCAGCAAGCAGCGGCAAGCCTCGTTCTCGTTCATGGCGAGGCCGAAACGGCTCAACATCGAGACCGGCGATATCGTTTCTGTTTCGAACGAAGGTTCGTCCTACGTCGGGCGCGTCGTCACCTCGTCGCTGACGCCGGACTACATGAACCAGATCGTTTGCGACTTCCTCTATGCAAATGCTGATTTCAATTATGTCGCGTTCGATCCGACAAGAGCCCTGCCAGCAGGTTCGGATGTATCCAATCCGGCGCAGTCGTTTGCACCAATGACCGGGAACGATCATGGCGGTTCGGATGGCGGTGCCGTGCAATTCGGGACGGATTAACGCATGGCAACTGTTTATCAAGCGTCGGCTGGCGCAGCTAACGCTAACAAGATCACTATTTCCATGTGGTGCAGGGCGCACTCGACCAACCCCCCGTCAGATGCGGGCGAATGGTATTCGCTATTGGAGTTCGGATATCCCAATGGCGTTTTCGATAGCGAGGGCGCTGGCGCGTCCAATTATATGCTGCTTCGGACAAATTCGACTGACACCAATAATAATGTTCTAGCAATGCAAATTGGCGGTGTGCTTGATTCCGTAGCTGCAGCAGACGTGATCACGCACAGTAGTGGCCCCTTTGAATTAGGGGATCTCAGTTATACTAATTGGACCAGCAATCCGTTTTTCCCGTCCATATCGGACCCCTTCCTGTATGACGAAACGCGGAGTTTTACCCCTTATGTGCCGTTAACTTCGACGAATCTTGGCGCATCGCTTGCGCTCGGGAATTGGTTTCATCTTCTGATCGCTATCGATACTAGCAATGAAAGCACCTATGCGGACCCGTTCGGTAACAACAGGGTCTTTGCAATGATTAATGGGAGCGTGGCGGCGCTAAAAGGTGAGTGGGATGACGCTGCTAGACCAGCCCTGACAAATGGCAAATTCATTCCGTCGATGGCATCGCGTAACGATAGCCAGTTTTTCAAAAGAGGGCCGTATGAGTGGGTGGGACGAAATGGTGGTTTGGCACATGGGAAAATTCCACCGTTCGATCTCGATCTCAACGGCACTGAAATAGCTATTCCATCGCAGATCGCCAGTACCAACAAAAACACGCAACTTCTCGACATGGCCGATGTGCAAATCTGGGTGGGTCAATATATCGATCCGACCGATCCCGCTAACTTTGAAAAGTTCGTGAGTATCTCTGGCGGTCGCGGATTCCCAGCCAGCCCATACGGCGCTGCGATTGCCTTCGGGCCGCAAACCTACCTGTTCACTGGCAACTCATCGACGTTCTACGACAATCAAGGAACGGGCGGCGTGTTCAGCAAATCCGGCACACTCAGCAACATCTCTGGACCGAGCTACTAAATGACCCTGCAAATCGCAACGTCCACACAGAACGCGCGCCTTGATGCGGTCGAAACCGATGTCGGCACGGCTCCCATCCTCAAAATCCGCACCGGCACGCAGCCGCTCGATTGCGCCACGGCGGACAGTGGCACGGTCGTAATGTCGATCACGCTATCATCCGATTTTATGGATGTTGCCTCGGGTGGCATCAAGAGCTTTTCCGATCTACCCGGCACATTCACCGCGTCAGGTACGGGCGTTGGCGATCACTTCCGGCTCTACAAATCAGACGGCACCACTTGCATGATGCAGGGGTCTGTCACGCTGACAGGTGGAGGCGGAAATATCACGATGTCGAATAACAACGTGGTGTCGGGCTTCACCTACACCGTGAACGCCTTCACGCTGGCGGATAATAACGCCTAGCGCTTTTTAGATTTGGGATAGCCGAAACTTAAGGGTTCGGATAGGTCAATAACCGTACCGGAGTCTGACTTAGATTCCGCATATCCGGGCGGCACCATGTTTCTATCGAATGGCGTTAGCGGCGGGCTGACAACCGGGCGCGGTTCGTCATGGTGTGGCGTCGGACGTTTATAGGACGGGCTTAAAATAGACCCCGGCTCGATTTTAAAACTCGGTCCCCCAGCCCATGCCGCGCTCATTGAGAGTGGGATTATGACCGCCATCGCTGCAAATGTTTTCATGATCGGCTCCCTCTAAAGCCATCCGCTCTACCACTCCTAAAGGATCAATCCAATGCCAACCTCTTGCGGGGCCGCGAACCCATGCGCCTGATTGACGACTGGAAAGCTGAACTCCTTCGACTTTGGAGTGTCCGGGTCGCGGCCTTCTGGGGTGCGGTCGGGTCGATCATCGTGATCCTGTCCGCCTATCTCTACAGCAGCTTCAACTGGTGGGTCGGGGGCTTGCTGATCCTCGCATCGGTGTCGTTCACCGTTGCCCGCGTTTTTAAGCAGCCGGGGACCGAGCAATGAAAACCCGACACAAGGTGGCGGCTGGCCTCACGGCTGGCACGCTGGCGGCTGGCTCGCTGTTCATCAGCAATTTCGAGGGGCTGTACACCAAGGCATATTTTGATCCGGTCGGAATTCTGACGGTCTGTTATGGCGAAACCGAAGGCGTGAAGCGCGGAGATATTTATACGCCTGCACAGTGCCGCGACATGCTCGCCAAGAAACTCCCGCGCTATTGGTCAGAGATTGCAGATTGCATGGGTGCCGATCTTGTCGAGAAGCAAACCGAACAACGGAAAATAGCATTCCTGTCGTTCGCCTACAACGTCGGCTCCGGCGCGTTCTGCAAATCAACGATGTTGAAGAAACTGCGATCCGGTGACGTTCGCGGCGCTTGCGATGAATTGCTCAAATGGAATCGTGCGGCTGGCATCGTGTTCAAGGGTTTAACCCGCCGCCGTCAGGCGGAACGCAAACTCTGCATGGAGGGAATCTAAATGGCAACGCTATTCACGCTGATCTGGGTACTGACCTACACGCACCCGACAAGCGGTCGTCAGCACGAGGGCGCCGTATATTTCAGGAACGCGGTCCCGCGAATGGAATGCGAGGCGATGGCGTCGGCATTGCGCGACTACGCCGGCACGAACGGCTTCTACCCGCTGGTGGCGAGCCATCCTATCTGCGCTCCGGTCAATGGGAGCGCGGCTCATGGCTGAATACTGGCCGCTTGCCCTGCCGTTCGGGATCATCGCCGTTCTTCTGTTGATCGCCTATTGGGAGAAACGCTGATGTTGTCGTGGCTATATCTCCAGACGGTCGGGCTCTGGCCTATCGTCGCTCATTACACATTCGCGGTCGTCGTCGTTGGTGGGTGCCTCGCGATATGGCTGTTCTCGGCAGCGTTGGCCGCAGAAGTGCCGCTGATTCAACCGTTCCTTGGTGTCATCCGCCAATGGGCGCTGATCGTCGCGATAGTCATTGTCACCGGAACAATCTGTTATGCCGTAGGGGTTTCAAATGGTCAAAGTCACGTTCAAGCGAAGTGGGATGCAGCCGAAAAAGTTGCTGTTCAAAGGGGCAAGGCGGCCCGCAGTAATGCTGTTCGCAATGTTCGCAAGCTCCCTGCTAGTGGGCTGCGCGGCGATCCCGACAACCGCGACAACGATTGAAGCGCAATGCGCGGCATGGCGGCGCATCCGGTATTCGGCAAGCAAGGATACCAAAAGGACCGTCGATCAAATCCGCATTCACAACGAGACCGGCCGCAATCTGGGTTGCTGGAAATAAGACGGCCCAACCCATCGCACGAACGATGGATCGAGCCTAACCGCTGCATAGCAGTTCTATCGCATCGGCTGGAAGTCATCAAGGCACGCCAGCTTTCAACACTAGGTTAACGGAATGGCGGGCATGAACGATATTGTCATATGGGGCGGCATTGCGGCGCTTGTGGGGGCCATCGGCACCATTGGAACGTGGGTGTGGAGTTTGGCAACGAAACTCGCAGTAACGCACGCCAAGGCTCAGGCCGCCGAAATACTGGCTGCTGGCGCGTCGGGGAAAACATCCACCCTAGAGCGCGATCTTGCCGATCATAAAGAGCATGTCGCCGCTGAGTACGTCAGTCGGGACGCTCTCAAGGAAGTTACCGCAGCGATCAACCGGCTTGGTGATCGCCTCGATAACCTCTTCACCCAGCTCATGACCAAACAATAGCGGCGCACTGAAAGCAGCAACGGCGGCGCGGTCTGGGTTGATCGCCAGTCTGTCCCGTTCGCCAAGTAGACGGTTCAAATCCATCTCGCCGCTTTTCATCACATCGGGGGCAACTATGATGCGCGTGGTGCTGTTAGTTGTGGCTCTGGTTTTGGCGTCATGCCAGAAAACCAAGCCGGTCGAAGTCCTCGCCAGTTCCTCGGTCAAGGTGATCGTCGGCGATGGTCACGGTTCTGGCACGTATATCGGCAACGGTTACATCGTCACCGCTTCGCATGTCGTCGATAACCAACCGACAATCGAGATCAAGACGGATCGCGGCGATACGGTCAAAGCCGAATTGCTGTGGTCCGCATCGGCCTATGACGTGGCATTGCTCCGCGTCGAAGGATTGAAGGCACAACGCAGCTACGTCAACTGCCATGAACTTAAATCGGGATCGCAGATCATCGCGCGGGGCAATCCCCTCGACCAGGATTTTGTTTCGACATGGGGCCACATCAGCGGCCCTGCCAGTCCTACGGGATTGCCGATTAAATCGCTGGTGACGGCTGATATCACCATCACCAACGGCATGTCAGGCGGCGGCATTTTCAATCAAGCCGGGCAGCTTGTCGGCACCATTACCGCCGTGATGATGAACAAGTTTTCTCAGATCGGCATTGCATTCATCGTGCCGAGTTCGACTTTTTGCGCGCTGATCCCAGCGGTAACGCACGTCTAATCGTCCACAACGCTACGGGGCATTATGTCAACTCCTCCGGTATCGGATGAAGTTATTGCCGAGACGTGCGCGGCATATGAAGCGAACGACTGCAATCAAGTAAAGACGGCGCTGGCTTTAGGCATCTCACGATACGCCGTGCAGGACCATCTCAAGAAAGCCGCTCAACGCGGGCTGCTCGGCACCAAGCCGGTATTGCCCGGTTTTGCCATCAAGAAAACCTCTACGCAGTTAGGGCCGGACGGTGAGCTGCAACGCGAATGGATTCAGCAAGCGCCGGAGGCTGGCGCTGCCTTTGAAGTTCCTAGCGGACATATTGTTAAGGGTGTGTCTGCTCTTGTTGATTCTCAAGGTAATACGATCCAGTCATGGATCAAGACATCGCAGGAACGCGAAGCCCAATTCGCCGCGATGCAAGCCGCTGTTGCCGGGTTCAAGGATGAAATCCCGCGCGCCGAACCTGTAACGCCGGCCCCGTCCACCAACACTGATCTGCTCTGCCAGTACACGGTCACGGACCTACACATGGGCTCGCTGGCGTGGCGCGAAGAAACCGGCGGCGACGACTACGATCTGAGTATTTCGGAACGGCTGCTGGATGGCTGGTTCGCGGCGGCAATTGATCTTGCCCCATCGGCTCAAACCGCCATCTTCGCCCAGCTTGGCGATTTACTCCATCACGATAGCCATGAAAGCGTGACGCCGCAGCACCGCAATGTGCTGGACGCTGACAGCCGGTTTCAGAAAATGGTCCGGGTAGCCATTCGGATCTTGCGCAAGATCGTGGCAAGGTTGCTCGCCAAGCATGAATTCGTCCACATCATCATGGCCGATGCAAACCACGATCCGGCAAGCGAGGCATGGTTGCGGGAAATGTTCGCGGCGCTCTATGAGCATGAGCCGCGAGTGACAGTCGATAGCGGCGCCGGGACATATTACGTCTATCGGCACGGTGACGTGTCGCTGTTCTATCACCACGGGCACAGGCGCGGCGTGAAGGATGTCGATTCCGTCTTTGCGGGGCGCTATCGCGAAATCTATGGCTCCACCAAGTACAGCTACGCGCACCTTGGCCACAAGCATTCCGACGAACTGAAAACCACCAACTTGATGAAGGTGGAGCAACACGAAACGCTCGCTGCACCGGACGCCTACGCGGCCAACGGCGGCTGGATATCGGGTCGCTCGGCAAAGGTCATCACGTATCACAAGCGGTTTGGTGAGGTGGGGCGCTTGACATTGACGCCGGGTATGGTGGCGGCATGACCAAGGGCTACCGCCAGATATTTGAGGGCGAGTGGACCGAGCCCGTCATGCGTGGGTTTTTCCATCAGTGCTGTGACTGCTGCATGGTGCATCGCACGGATTATCGCGTGGTTGATGGCAAGGTGCAATTCCGCGTCAGTGTTGACCGACGCAAAACCGCAGCTTCCCGGCGCAAATTGAAGTTTCAAAAAGACGACGAATAGCCAGTGCATCTTTTGCGCGGCGATTCAAATTAGCCCCGTTTTATGGTAGTATTTTGAATGCGTATCACCAAACCGCGAGTCATCACATTATGCGATTAGTCATACTGGAAAGCCCCTTCGCGGGCGATGTAGACGAAAACATAGAGTACGCGCGGCGATGCGTGCACGACAGCCTAAGCAGGGGTGAAGCCCCTATTGCGAGCCATCTTCTATACACCCAGCCCGGCGTTTTGGACGACAGCGACCCTCAAGAGCGTCAATGGGGAATCGACGCGGGGTTGGCATGGAAGGCGGTCGCACACGCGAGCGTTGTCTATGTGGATCGCGGCATTTCCAAGGGAATGGAATACGGCATTGCCGCCGCGAAGGAGGCGGGTATCCCCGTCGAGATTCGATCTCTCTATGGTTGAATTTTTCCACCAAGTCCCGCGCGGCTTTGTTCATGTTTGGGAGCGCGAGGGCTGGGTCGCAACTGACGATCTCGACGGAATCCACCACGGTTATTACGCCGTCCTGATGACACCCGGACCTGATTGCAAGTGGCGTGAGGACGGAGAACCTGTCCGCCCTACGATAGAGGAGGCAGCTTAAATGGACTTAGAGCCAATCCTAAAAACTGAATTTTCAGAACCGTTCTTGCGTCATATGCAAAACGCGATGGTTGTCAGCTTCTATAAATATGGCGCTCTGGCAGACGCATACCCGCACAAGGTTGACGCTGTAGGCTCTCTCACTGAGAGGCTCCGAAAATATGCGGAGACGGGCAATACAGAATATCTCGTTGATGTGGCGAATTTCGCCATGATCGAGTTTATGCATCCTCGCCATCCCAACGCATTCTTTGAGGGGACGGACGATAGCGGTTCTCCCGGTCGTCGCGTTGTTAAGACGGGGCTACTCGACAAGCGAGGAAATGCCGAGATCGGGAAGAACGCGAAAAGCAAAACTGCTGCGTTTAGAGACTGATCGAGCCTCCCTGAAACAACACAACGAGGCCCCATGAAGCTAACCGTCCTTGCGGTATCGCTGGCGCTTGCCTGTGCCTTCACGTCGGCTGAGGCGAGGCCGAAGCACCGGGCGCACGGCGCTGGTCATATCGTCTCGCATCCGGCCGGGTGCCCTGCTCGAGCATTCTGCGGCTGCGGGGCGGCGGTTCGAGTGTTTGGCAAGCCGATCCGCAATCTATGGCTGGCGCGTAACTGGTTCCGGTTTCCTCGCGCAACACCGTCCTCCGGGATGGTCGCGGTTCGGCGGCACCATGTATTCGTGCTCGAGCGGCATATCAGCGGCTCAACGTGGCTGGCCTATGACGCCAACAGCGGCGGCAGGCGCACCCGGATTCATCCCCGGTCCATTGCAGGCTTTGCCATCGTCAATCCTCACGGCTCACGGATGGCGCTGCAGTGACCCGCTCCGTCTCCAACGCAATAGCTTTCAGGTGGCCGTGATGGGTGAAGTTAAAACGCAGCCTGTTGTCGCGCGTCATATCGCCAACAAAAACGAATTTCAGGACGAGTATCATATGGGCATGGCGCCCGGTTCGTTTCGTCTCACGGAAGATGATGGCGAGACGTGGCTTTGGTACTGTTGCCCGTGCGGCTGTCGGAGCATCGGCGTTCTGTCGGTTGGCAAGAACGTCAAACCGGCCGCTGAACATCCGACATGGAAGTGGAACACATCACTGGATAAGCCGACGCTCGAACCATCCGTGCATCACGTAGGGCACTGGCACGGCTGGCTGCGCGACGGTGTTTGGACGAGTTGCTGACGATGCCCATCATCCTAACCGACATCGGCATTGTCCTCGCGATCCTTGGAGCGTGGCTACAGCTCGTCGATTCCCAAAACGAATTCACCATCAAGTGTCTGGCTGCTGGCGGGGTGTTCCTGCTGGCGGGCTGGGTGCTGTCGTAATTCGGTCCATCGGGCCGTCCGAGGTAGGTAGGCGGTATTATCCCCGCTTACAAACGTCCCTCCCGACTGCCCGGCTGCCTTAACTGGCGGTCGGGCTTTTTTCATTCCGTGTCCAGAAAGACCGCCAACTCATCGAGAAGGGCTCCTGCCTGCTCTTGGCTGATAGCAAGGACAAAATCTCCCTTGTCCGTTGTCAGCGTGATCTCGCCTACCAAAGGCTCTGTTGAGAGCGCGATAATCTCTGAGGACAGAATGAGCGGGTGATGATCGTTCGCTGGTTTGGACATTCGACGGCTCCGTTGTCTGTAAATAATAGCTGGGAAACGTGCCGAAGGGGATTCAGTTTCGGTGTGAGTTGGGGTAGGGTGATTGCGGTCCAAGGGTCGTCGGCTAGCTGACGGCCTGCCACGGTCATACCCTCCGAGGATGCAGGCCGTGGCAGGGATCGCCAATTTAGGAATCCGCTCGATGTCATCATCTAGTCGATCATCAGTATCCGGAAGGGTGGCAGAGCGGTAATGCAGTGGCTTGCTAAGCCATACTAGGTTCGCCTAGCGCGTGTTCGATCCACGCCCCTTCCGCCAAAGTTACGGAGGGTGGCGTCCAAGGTGGACAAACGGTCCCGAAAACCGCGCCCCGGAAACGGTGAGAGTTCGATTCTTTCACCCTCCGCCAAGTTCTCAACGTGCTGGGGAAGTCGCAAACCCAGATCGGAGACTGACGTAGGCCCCGGCGAAAGCCGGTCAAGCAGCGGGTCCGTAAACGCGGATGCAGGATTAGCGCCCTGCCGTTGGGATCAATCAGCCCGTCAGTTTAACCGCTGGCGGGCTTTTTCTATCTCGCCTCATCTACCTTGGCTGGGGTGAGGGCGGCGTCGATCATGGCTGCGAACGTGCGGGCCGGGTAGAGACTCGTCTGCCGGCCAGCAATAGCCATTTCCCCGGTAGGCCTACGCATCGCCTCAATGGCGGCGCGGGCTTCGTCAATATAGTCGTCCCACAAGAGGCTTGGGTCGCAATGGACCTTGGCTATGGCCCTCGCCACCCGCTCAATCATCTCGCTCATCCTCA